CTTCAAGTATATATAGTAGATCGTCACTTGTCAAGTACTTTCTTGATTTTTTTTCGATTTTTTTTCTACTGCAAATTCCATGCCAAAATATTTTTTTCTTATTTGGCACACCATTTGCTGCACCCACTCTAACGGGGGGTGCTGGGCGTACCCTATATACCTAAGTGTAGGGGGTGGTGTTTTATCTTCAAAATAATTCCTGAAGTTTTGCACAAAAAATGCGGGGGTGGTTCATACACAATTACCCAAATATTTATTTATGTATTACCCAATCCTCCCCCATAGCCCCCTTTGGTTGCAAAATGTGTTGTTTTTGTGTATAAGAATGTATAGGAGCTTTCAATATGAATGAATCAAAACAATTAGATTGTGAATTGAAATGCACTGCTTCCAGTAAATGCTGTGATTCAGTACATAAGGATATGAATAGGCCAGATAGATGTTTGGCTAGCCTATTGGAACAGGAAGAAGATGAAACTAAAGAACACAAGAAAGCTAGCGATAGAGCTAGCAACTAATCTATCTGATAACAGATTGAAACTACATGGCAATTCCGAGGTAAATGGAGTTATTGATAATGTCCATGTGGGCGAGACTAACATAGAGAATACATTTTTATTCGTCTATGGTATTGAAACGAAGTTCTTTTATTCTGCTAGTATATTATGCAAGAATAAGTTCTCTTTTTCTGAGATTGGTATAGGCCACATTGAACTAGATGGCGCAAGCCCCATATTGCACAGGGATGAATGCCTCTATCACCAATCAGAAGACGGAGCATATAATTCAAGAAGATTTAGCCCCCTTGAATGCAAGCATAGTGACGAAAGGATAATAATATCTTCTTACTACCCAACTTCCATTCATGAGATCTTATACTCCGATAACTGCGTCTTGACATCCATAGACTCGCACGTACCTTCAGCAACCAAAGTAGATAAAAACTCTTTCTTATTAAGACTTGATGGTGATATTGAATCCCTAAGCTTCGCAGAGCTTAAAAACGTAGATGAATTATCATCTGCCGTAAAAGACTTGTTGTGCAAGTATACTAAACAGATCGTAATGAAGACATCTAAACTTGATGTTAAAACTATTGGCGTTGAACATTTAATCATAAAGAGTTCCAGTAAACCTATTAGCAAGAAAGGCGAGATATACTATGATGAAAAAGAAAACGCCCTTAAATTCTTCGATGGGAAAAACTGGAAATACTTTTTTAAATGAATATACCAAAAAATATGTCTCAGGAGGAAGTGCTTGAGACTATACAGATAATAATTGGGAGAATCGCCCCAAAGTACACATTTCAGGGGTACGAGATTGAAGATATAAAACAAGAGGCGTTTATTATATGTGTTGACGCCCTTGACAGGTACGATCCAACAAGACCTCTTGAAAACTTTCTGTCAGTAAACTTATCAAACAGACTGAAGAACTTTGTTCGTGATAATAACTATACAAAGTCTGGAGACCAGAAGAAAAAAGCCCTATTGCCAGTTTCCTTATCAAACGAAGATCACGTTGAAGACCACAGGGAAGACATTACGTTAGACACTAAAGAAATGCTTGAGATTATAGATGAACATATAGATATAGACTTTCGTTCAGACTACTTGAAAATCATTAATAACGTACACGTACCAAAGAAACGCAAGATAGAAGTGCTTGACCATATACAATATATATTAAAGGAGAATGGTTATGCGTAAGGGCCGCATATCAAAAGACGAAGAGCGCACAATCGCCCGTTTAGTTGATAGCATGACTCCAGAAGATATTGCTAAGAAACTGAATAGAGACACTTCTTCTGTAGAAAGTTTTATTAAGCGCAAGTTCAAGGTAGGACTCACAAATGAAGAGTTCGCTGCGTATTCACTTGAAGACCGCCCCTATTGGGTTGAGCTAAAGGCCCAGTTTACTGATCATGAATTAGAGCTGTTTAAATATCACTGGTCACGCATTATCTCGCAGTTCAAGGATGACGTATTCCCAACAGAAGAATTACAGGTCGTTGATGTTATTAAGTTAGAGATTCTTATGAATAGGTGTCTTAAAGGTAATAAAGAAAACATAGAACAAATTAACGCATACGATCAGATGATTAAGGACGAGCGATCTAGAGACAAGGACCAGCAAGACACAGACTATATTATTAACTTAGAACGCCAAGTTGCGTCTTTAAGAGCATCTCAGGAAAGCCTGAACAGAGACTATCGCGAGTTGCAAGCCAAAAAGGCAAGTATGTTGCGCGAAATGAAAGGAACCCGTGAACAAAGAATCAAAAGGCTGGAAGATAGCAAGCAAAGCTTCACAAGCTGGGTAGCGGCGATGATGCAAGATCCAGAACGCATGAGAAACTATGGAATACAGATGGAAAAGATGAAGGTGGCTATGGGTAAAGAAGAGGAAAGATTGGCATCTTTCCATAAATATGAAGACGGAACCGTTGACCAACCATTTTTAACACCAGAGACAGTAAAGGATTAATATGACACCACTATCGGTAATATTACCATGTTGGTTATTCGCTATTGGTATAGAATTACTAGTTTTCGGTTTCTTTTATAATCTGTGTAGAGATAAGAAATGAAAAAAATAGGAATAGTAATAATAGCAACGAATGCTTACTTCGTTCTTGGTATTAAACTGATAAAACAGTTTTACCATTTCTATTCTGGAGATAGTGAAATTGTATTTTATTTTTTCTCAGATACCGATCCGGCCCCTTATTTACAAGACGATATTCAATTTAAGTTCTATGAGGAGCATCACGAATCTTGGGTGAATGGAACCAACTCAAAGTTTATTAATATTATTTCGCTAGAAAATGAAGATGTTGACTATCTTTATTATTTTGACGCTGATACGGGGATTAGCAGAAATTTCACCGAAGAATGGTTTATTGGAGATTTAGTTGGCGGTGAGCATTTTGCTAACAGAACATGGATGATAGACAAAAAGGGTTTTGATAGAAATCCAAAATCTAAAGCTTACGTACCGTTAGATACAAATTTACCGCAGATGTATTACTACGGTGCGTTCTTTGGTGGCAAGAAAGATATTGTTGTAGATTTTTGTAAAACTCTTAGATTATGGCAGTTAGAAGACAAAAAAATTCCATATGAACCCGGAGTAAACGATGAGAGCTATATCAATGCTTATTTTCATTACAATCAACCAAAAGTTGTAACTAACGACAATTTTGCTTTCAACATAAGTGATAAATCTGGAATTGGAGAAACAAGAAATACAAATTTGAACATAGAAGAAATTAAAAAAGATTTGCTGAAAAACAAAAATAAATCTATAAACATATGCAATGGTAAGGTTAATGAAATCTAGTTATTCTTATATCAATGGAAGCATAAAGTTTGAGAATGTTGTATTACAAGGAGGCAATGTTCTGTATTGTGGAGATTGTTCTAATATACCTATAATAAATAAGTTTCCAGTTTCGAACTGTATACTCCCAATAAAGTCAGTAAAAGATTATTCAAACATAACAATAAAAAAAGAAATAGAATATGGCTGCATTGGCGATAATCTATGGTATGGGAATATAGCCCATGCACTGCTAGACGGCCTGTATCCTATTTATTTATCAATGATTAAATTTGGTGATATTCATAATGATTTCGTTTATTTCTCTCACAGTTGGGACAATAGAAAAACTCTTTCAACCGAAGCAATCAATACCTTTTCTGGAAATGAACTAGTCAATACGTCAGAAATGTCTAATAAATCTGTTTTTTGTAAAAACTTAGTGAGCGGCTGCGGAACCGGAAAAACACTAGCTGGCAATTGTGTTATTAATAAAAACTACAAGACATACGGACAAGAAGAACATAGTGCTTTCTCTATTTTTAAAGAGAGGATGTTATCTAGATTTGGATTATTTCCCAACAAACCAATCAATAGCATACCAAAGGTTATAATTGTTCACAACAAAAGATTTTCAGACAACGAAGTAAACATTCTGAAAAAATTAGAAAAAATATTCAATAAAGAGCTAGACATAAGATACATAAACTGGTATCATGATTATAACTCTTTTGGGGATCAGATGAATGAAATTCAAGATGTCGATATACAAATTAGTGGCCCCGGAACAGGAATGTTATATTTACCATTCTTAAAAAATGGAGCCGTTAATATAAATCTTGGATACATCGATAGCACACAAAAAAACACATCAAGACCAAACATTTTTATTGAGGGTTGCACCAAAGATGATCACTTAATACCCGGATGGATGGAGCAATCTGTTTGCTCTGCTACTGAATATGTTTCTACTTTATATTACGATAGGTATAATTCAAATATTCTTGAAATAGAAAAATTATCAAGCTTGTTAAAAGAAGGATTGTCTATACTTGGAAAGAAGCAAATCAATAACTGGAACGTAGACGCATTAGTTTTTAAAGAATACTGTAAAAGATGTGATCACGCTCAAGATATATCAAGACATCTTACGAATATTTCCTTTTTTGTAGAATTTTTTGTAAATGAACACCCAAAAGCAATTACTGATTACGTTGATTTGGATTTATTGAGACAGATCAAAAAAGAGTTTGGATATGGAAACAAGTACTCTATACTTATGAATGGGATTTAACATGAAAGCAATTATCACCGGCATAACTGGACAGGATGGAAGCCATCTCGCAGACTTACTCCTTGAAAAGAACTACGAAGTAGTAGGAGTTTCAAGAAGGTGTAGCGTAGATACAACAGAGAGAATAAAACATCTAATTAATCACGAACGATTCAAGTTAATCGAGGGAGACATAACAGATGTAAGCAGTGTAATAAATATATTCCAAGATAACGAAGATGTTGATGAAGTCTACAATCTAGCGGCACAGTCGCATGTAGCGACCTCGTTTAAGCAACCGGCGCTAACTTGGGACATAACTGGAAAAGGCTGTTTAAACTTGTTACAGTCGCTCGTAGACCTATCCATGCTCAACGTTAGATTTTATCAAGCTTCCTCCAGTGAAATGTTTGGAAGCTCTTATGATATCAATGAAAACGGAGAGAAATATCAAAATGAAGAAACAAAGTTTATGCCTAACTCCCCATATGCGATTTCTAAGTGCGCTGCTCATTATTCCGTTCGTTTGTTTCGTGATGCCTATAATCTACATGCTAGCTGTGGTATACTGTTTAACCATGAAGGCCCACGTAGGGGGGAAAACTTTGTTACACAGAAGATTGTTAAATGGATAGCTGACTTCATTCATTGGAGGAATTCTTACACAAATCCTATATTATTCTTTAGTGATGATTACATAAGTATTAATAATGATAAATTTCCTAAGTTAAGACTTGGCAATCTAGAAGCCTATAGAGACTGGGGATATGCTGGTGATTATGTAGAGGCGATGTGGTTAATGCTACAGCAAGATATTCCAGAAGATTATGTTATTTGTACAGGAGAGACTCACACAATAGCCGAGTTCTTAAATATAGCATTTTATAGCGCTGGAATCACAGATTATCAAAATCTATATGTAATAGATCAAGAATTTTATAGACCATCAGAGGTAGACTATTTACGAGGGGATTGTTCAAAGGCTAAAAATAAATTGGGCTGGCAACCCAAAACCAATTTGGAGGGGTTAGTCAAACTTATGCTGGATGAGAAACTATAAACTACATATAGATCTTGTCGATCTGTGGGAATATATCGCAGAATTCAACTTGATTGAATATAGGAACTTTTTTATGATTGTGTTTGTCGAGGCAGCAAATCCAGACGACGCATGTAACTTAGTGAGAAAAAGAATTAAGTATTCAATCATGAATTCTAAAAATACTATTGAAGCTAGAATTACTTGCAGAAGAGTGAATCATCTTTTAAGAATAGATAAGGTCTATGCTTTATGAGAAGAGATTATAACGACCCTTACTACAAGAAATTCAGAATGTCTGTACTAAACAGAGATAGGTTTAAATGTCAAATGCCTAATTGTAAGAGCAGAAAAGAGCTACATGTACACCACATACAAACTTGGTCACATGCCTCTGCTTTGAGATATGAACCATCAAATGGAATTACTTTATGCAAACATTGCCACAAATCTATTACCGGAAAAGAATCACACTATGAAACATTATTCAGAGAAATTATAAATGGCAAAATATAAACAAGCCCCTGAGTTCATGGTCATTAAAGATACCAGAGAGCAAGAGGGATATTACTTTAGTAAGTTTAACACTTGCGCAGGAATGGTTGAGCATAAGCTTGACACTGGAGACTATACAATACAAGGTCTTGAGGACAAAATATGTATAGAGAGAAAGGGGTGCGTAGAAGAACTGGCTATTAATTTAGGACAGAAGAAACACGCATTCATGAACGAGATTGAAAGAATGGAACCCTTTCCTCATAAGTATTTAATTTTAGAATTCTCTGCTGAAGATTTAATTAAGTTTCCAAAAGACACTAGGATACCAGTTAGGAACAAATCTGCACTTAAGATAACTGGCAAGTACATGTTAAAGTGCTTAATAGAATTTGAGTTATACAATGGCGTACACGTATTATTCTGTGGAGACAAACATACAGCATTCCTTGTTGTTAGCAGCATTTTCAAGCGGATTAACGAGATGTATACTGTCGGGAGAAAAACATAAGATGACAAACAATGATAAAGACATTCTCTACGATTTTCATAATCATGGATCTAATATAGATTCGCGTGAAATCTTTTTACATAATTACTATAGCTCTGGAGATGACGAGAATCCCGGAGTTGAGTACAAGATGTCAAATACGTTCATTAAGAATATACGAGCATTGGATATTAAATCAGACAAGCCAATACTTGTACATATGCATAGCGTTGGCGGTGAATGGCCTGACGGAATGGCTATTTACGACGCAATAACTATGTGTAGATCTCACGTTACAATAATTGCTTATGGTCAAGCCGAGTCTATGAGCAGTATAATATTTCAAGCTGCTGACACAAGGCTTATTACACCTAACACATATTTCATGTCTCATTACGGAAGCACCAGCGCCGGTGGCGACTATCTAAATGTTCAAAATTGGATAAAATATGAAAAACAGATTTGTGACACAATGCTGGACATATACGCCAACCAGTGTTGTAACGGTCAGTTCTTCATAGAGAAATATGGGAAGAGCGCTGTCACGAAGGTTAAAAATTATCTTAGTACAAAACTCAAATCTGGAGATTGGTACATCACCGCCAGTGAAGCTGTTAACTATGGTTTTGCTGACAAGGTTATAGACTCATGGCGAAATCTAAACTAAAAACAATTGACGAAGCTTGGCTTGGTTTGGATTCTATTGATACAGAATTCTTCAATCCAATGTCTATACTTAATGTTCATGACGACGACTTTAACCTGAAGTTAGCTTGGCTAATGACAAGGCCAGAGTATTTATCGTTTATAACAAGTGAGATACTTGGCATACAGCTGCTTCCTTCTCAATCATTGTTCTTAAAAGAAATATGGAACAGAAAGTTTCCAATGCTTATTGCAAGCCGAGGCTTTGGTAAGTCTTTCATGCTATCTCTGTACGCTGTGCTTAGGGCGCTCATATTGCCACGCAGGAAGGTAGTTGTAGTTGGTGCTGCGTTCAGACAGTCTAAAGTTCTTTTTGAGTACATGGAGACGATATGGCGCAATTCTCCAATGCTTAGAGATATATGTGACGGAGACAGTGGACCACGAAGAGATACCGACAGATGTACGCTTCGTTTGAATGACAGTACCGTTACTTGTCTTCCTCTTGGCGACGGCCAGAAGATTAGAGGTCAGAGAGCTAACGACATTATTGCTGACGAATTCGCCTCTATTCCAAGAGAGATTTTCGAAAACGTTGTTGCAGGTTTTGCTGCCGTTAGTGCAGACCCAGTGGAAAACGTTAAACGTTTAGCTGCACAAAAGAAAGCCAGTGAACTTGGCATCACATTAGAACAGGAAGAGAAAGAGGTCAAGAAAGATAATCAGATTATTCTTTCTGGTACGGCTTATTATGATTTTAATCATTTCGCTACATACTGGAAAAAATGGAAATCCATCATAAAGAGCCAAGGAGATCCAGCTAGACTTAGAGAGATTTTTGGTGAAGATCCACCAGAAAGTTTTGATTGGACTCAGTATTCTATTATCCGTATGCCCTATGAGCTTTTACCTAAAGGTTTTATGGATGCTGATCAAGTTGCAAGATCTAAAGCTACTGTTCATACTGGTATTTATCAAATGGAATATGGCGCATGTTTCACTAGAGATAGCCAAGGTTTTTTCAAGAGATCTCTCATAGAATCTTGTGTCGTTTCAGAGAATTGTGATATCAAAGATGAAAAGGGAGAAGTGATCAACTTCGAAGCAGTACTTATGGGCAATAAAGATAAAAAGTACATTTTTGGTGTTGACCCTGCATCTGAAGTTGACAATTTTAGCATAGTTGTTCTTGAGGTTCATCCAACCCATAGGAGAATTGTTCACTGTTGGACAACCACAAGATCGGAACACAAAGAAAAGGTAAAGCGTGGATATTCTACCGAGACTGACTTCTACTCTTACTGCGCCAGAAAGATCAGAGATCTTATGAATTTATTTCCGTGCTTGCATATAGCTATGGACGCTCAGGGTGGCGGCGTTGCCGTTATGGAGTCTTTACATGACAATGATAAGCTCAGGGAGGGTGAAGTGCCAATATGGCCAGTTATAGATGATGATAAGCCAAAGGATACTGACGGAGAGCGAGGACTACATATTTTAGAAATGTGCCAATTTGCGAAGTACGATTGGCTTGCAGAGGCTAATCACGGAATGAGAAAAGATTTCGAAGATAAAGCTCTATTATTTCCAGCGTTCGATCCACTAACCTTGTCGATGTCAGAACATGAAGATGACACGAAAGGCAGAATGTTTGATACGCTAGAAGAGTGCGTACTTGATATAGAAGAACTAAAAGATGAACTAGCGATGATACAAATGACTCAGACCAATGCCGGTAGAGATAGATGGGATACTCCACAGGTTGTCGTTGGAACTGGCAAAAAGAGCAAAATCAGAAAAGATAGATATTCAGCGCTCTTAATGGCAAATATGTCATCTAGAATACTACAAAGAACACCAACTCAGGAAGAATATAGCTTCTACGGAGGCTTCGCAACGTCGTCACATATTGCAAAATCTGATAAAAAAATGTTTAATGGGCCAAGTTGGTTCTCAGATAACATGCAAGATGTGTATTAATAAGTATACAGTCCGAATACATTCCAATTGAGGTAAAAAGCATGAGCGACGAAATGTTTACATGGCGAGAAGAAGACGAAAATAGCAAAACCAATGCGATGTCACACCTATCACAGAATGTTGATGCTTATAGCGGATTAACTAAGTCGCAAGGTAGTCATTACCGCCATTTTATAGACATTGAGCCAAACAGATCCGTTCGCCCCGGCTTCACCTCTAGGGACTATTATGCTTTCAGGCCAGATGAAAATGTACCAACGCAACAACGTCGTATTATTAAGATGTGTATGGATGCGTATGATAAAGTTGGAATCATTCGTAATATTATTGACCTTATGGGCGACTTTGGTAGTCAGGGTATCCAGATTGTCCACAAAGATAAAAGTGTTGAAAAGTTCTATCAGCAGTGGTTCAGAAGCGTAAACGGAAAAGAAAGATCAGAAAGATTTCTCAATAATTTATACAGATGTGGTAATGTTATAGTTTATAGGAGTTATGCTAATATAACACCGCAACTAAAGAACTATATGAAAGCTCTGTCCTCAGATATTAAAGTTGAAGTTCCAACATCTACCCCAAACGAAATACCTTGGAGATACAACTTCTTCAATCCATTGACTGTAAAAATGAAGGATGGAAATCTTTCGTTATTTATGGGCTTACAGAACTATACAATAACAACAAACTCATTTTTTGATAAATTCAAGGTTGGAGAAATCCCAAACCACATACTTGAATCTTTACCAATAAACATTAAACAAAGCTTACTTCGCGGGGAAAAAGATATACCACTAGATCCAGAAAGATTGTCAATCTTCTACTACAAGAAAGACGATTGGAGACAATGGGCAAACCCAATGATTTACGCCATTCTTGATGATATTGTAATGTTAGAAAAAATGAGACTTGCTGATATGTCAGCTTTAGACGGCGCTATTTCAAACATTAGACTTTGGACGCTTGGTAATCTAGAACACAAGATTTTACCAAACAAGGCAGCTATCAATAAGTTAAGAGACATACTTGCTACTAATGTTGGTGGCGGTACTATGGAATTAGTTTGGGGTCCAGAGTTATCTTTCACCGAGTCGCATAGCGAAGTATACAAGTTCTTGGGTTCAGAAAAATACAATTCTGTACTCAACAGTATTTACGCTGGACTTGGCGTTCCACCAACTCTGACTGGAATGGCTTCAAACGGTGGAGGTTTCACAAATAATTTCATATCTCTTAAAACTCTATTAGAAAGATTACAGTACGGTAGAGATCAGCTTGTACGATTCTGGGAAAAAGAACTAGAAATTGTCAGAAAAGCTATGGGCTTCCGTTATAAAGCTCATATTCAATTTGACCAGATGACACTATCTGACGAGGCTGCTACAAAGAATCTTCTTATTCAACTTGCAGATCGTGACATTATTAGCCATGAAACACTACTTGAAAGATTTAAGGAAATTCCTCAAATCGAAAACATTAGAATCAAAAGAGAGCTTGACAAAAGAGAAAGTTCTGGCCCACCAAAAGCTAGTCCTTATCATAACCCAAATCATTCTCAAGACTTAGAAAAAATGGATAAGCAGAATGAGATTAATATTAAGCAAGAAAAAATAAAACAAAAGAGCGGAAATGCTCCATCTAATATAGATATTAAAAATAACGGCAGACCTCTTAACCAAAAAGATACCGAACCAAGAAAACGTCGCGTCGATACCCCAAGAAGTAATCCGGGCGTGGCTGAGTTATTCGTATGGGCAGAGAAATCTTGGGATCACATATCTTCTACAATCAACCAAGCGTATCTTAAATCTAAAAACAAAAAGAATTCAAGACAGTTAAATAAAGCAGAAATAAAAGACCTTGAAAATATAAAACTTGAAATTTTTAGTAACATGATACCATTTGACAATGTTACTAGTGAGTACATACTAGATAATGTTAAAAGCAAGAATAGTATCAAAAAAGAGTTCGCTGACAGATGCGTAGCTTCTAGCGTTAATATAGACAGCATGAATATCGATGATTATAGGAAACATGTTATCGGAATTTATGTCGAACAGAATGTCCTAAATTGAAGTTTTTTCTGTTTTTTGTGTATATCTTTTTTAGAGGTAACATATGAAAATATTTAAGCAAGAAATAGCCGATGGAATTGCTGACATTGTTCAAGCAAATGCCAGTATAGCCTATTGTGTACCTACAGAAATTTCTGTCGATACAGAACATTCAACGCTTGAATCTAAGATTAAAGCTTCAAGCGCTAACCCAAATCAAATTGACTTATATTACATTAAGTCTG